GGAGCAACGCGATGGCCTCGACCAACTCCGTCTCTGTTATGTCGTATCGGCAGCAAACCTGTCGGACACCAGCTGGTGTCAGATTGGGTTTGTGGCCAAAAGAAGCTGCGACTGTATACTGGTCAATTGGGACGTGCATCTTGCCCTGCGCCATTTTCCAATTGGCGCACATGTCCCCAAGCAGCGGGACCCGGAGCAACTGCCGATAACCCATGAGCACTTCTTGGACGAATCGGGTTGCAGCTGCGGTCAAAAATTCCTCGGGTCTGTTTTTCAAACGATGTCTCAAATCTGAAAACAAATGCGTTATTGGAGTTACGGATTTCCCCAATTTTAGAACCCGTGATGGCAACGGGCCCCAAAACAGACCGTCGGTCGTCTGGTACCACATCCCTTTGAGGAAAGTGGCCTGCAGAACATTGTCGAATTGCTTGTGCTTGACATCGAATCCCAACACCGCATATCTTTCTGCAACGGGCATTGTGTCTGGGAACAGGGTGAAAGCTGCGGCTGCAGAAGACAAGGAAGAATTTGAATTGCCGCTGCTTGTGTTCACTCCGCCGGACATTCGGATCAAACGCTGAGAGAAATCCAAGACCCAAACGTTGTTCCATCCGAAAGCACCGAACGGTGCAATGAGTTTTCCACCGGCGGACTTGTACAAAATATCAACTACGTTGGGTGGCACACCGAACCGCAACATTGTGGCATTTTCATACTTCAAAACTCCTTGGCCTTGGCTTTGATCGAACATTTTAGCGTCCAATTCATGGACCTCAACGGCCCCTTTGGGGTTACAGGTGACGACAAGAACATCATCTCCAGATGCAATGATATGCACCGTTGCCGGGCTCAACGTGTTCAAGGCGTTTTGCATCCATCTGGTCAACTCGACATCCGAAAATGAACCCGCGTAGGTCATGGTGACCGCCCACCGCACTCCCCGCGCGCTGATCCAGTGCACATTTTCCTGTGAGAACCATTTCTTGAAACGAGAATAGAACTCGAACATTTCCGGCCCAACAGCCGTCTGCACCAACTCATTCACATTTTGCAAACTACGGAACTTGTAGTCACTGTTGGGTCTCAAGATCATTTCGTTCAATTTTATCTGCGTCTTGATCCGACCAGCCAAAAACAGCACATCGTCGGGGGTACATCTCCCAATTTCGGCCAAACCTCGGACGAACCGTTTCTTCTGCACGGCTCCTTTGAAATGTTTCAACCACGGACCCACATTGTGAGATCTCTCGATCTGCAGCATTTGCTCCGGGACCGTGGCTTCAAAAATGGGCCCCATCAAATCCTTCCAAGCCTTGGTCTGTGCTTTTGGATCGAGAGGCGGTGCCTTCAAAACACGCGCTCGGAGCACGGCGTACAGATTGGCATCATTGTTTTGGCACACCTGCATTCCAACCCCATGATAGGCATGTATAAGGGTCCAAGGGATACCGGCCCTCACCGGTTCCGTCGACATCCAGGGTTCAACAGGATGGCACGCCACATCGGGATCTACTGCTGGGAGCACCGCTGCGGTTTCCAAACGCCTGGGCCTCATGCACAGTTCCGCGCTGAATTCCACAACTGGAAATGGCAACATCATGGCATCTCCATCGTCTGTTGGAGCGTGTGCCGAATGGTAATGATCCAAATAACTTTGAGGGAAAGACGCGAATCGAGCCCGGCGTGCTGCTGTTTCTCGGCTGTAGAAAAACATGGGCAATAAAGACGCCATGTTGGCCAAGGTGGGATGCCCCATGAACACCAAGTAGTTGTGAACCGAGTGGGCCAAAACGCCGACGGGATACGGAGCCCGCGTCCACGAATAATGTTTCAATGCATGCAAGCCCAAATTGATTGGCGCAAGCATGGGCGCGTAATTGACCAATTCCGTTCCAATGAGTGCCAATTCTGCCAACGGATGCAGTCTTTTGACCCATTCCTCAGCAATCGGGGCTACAAAAACG